GGTAGTTAACAGCGGTCTTGCATTAACAAGAACGACCGCACCACAGGTTATAGGTAATTACGATACATTAACACGAGAACCCAATTCAATTGCGCTACTTAAGCATAGCCAACATGGTACAATAACAATTCCAAATATAATTGGTATATGGCAAGCTAATTATAATGGGAACGGTACAAATTCAAGCTATTGTGTAAACATCCGAGCAACAGCAAGCAATTTAATAATCACCGCTGCCAATTTTGTTGCGTTTACAATTAACGTAATGGGTTTAGGTTCAGTCTCATTTCAGGACGTGGAATTTATCGGGGGTGCATTTTCATTCGGGAATGTTTACCCCAAAGATGGAATTACTGGGGTTGTACCTATTGCTAGTAAAGTTACTCAAAACAGTTTATCACCTGCAATATTTACTTGTGAATTAGCATTTAATTCCAACATTACCGAATCAGCATACATCTGTAATGTTGATTTTACTTTCTTGTGCCAAGAAGTTATTATTTAAGAGTATTAGATAATGAACACACCTGATTTGCTACCTTTAAAATTGTACGTACAGAAACAAAACACTGTAGTAATGAAAGGTTTGTTTCGCAAGTTAACGGATTACCTCACTATACCAATTGACCAATTCTATAGTGATTATTTTAATTTGTTAACTTGCACAACTCAAAAATTAGATAACTGGGGTAGAATTTTAAACCAAACTAGAAATATTACTTTTTATAATTATCAATATATATTAGGGTTTGATGTTGACGAACCTGCACCCGTTGACAATGAGTACCCACAGAACTTTGACCATGGTAATTTTTTTGCGTTTAACGGAATTCCGGGGTTACTAAACGATAATGAGTTTCGGGTTATTTTGCAATTTGCTTATTTTCGACAAACGATAGACTGTTCCATTGGCGCATGCGTAGCAATTACCAATTTCTATGCTAAACAGTCTGGCTCAGACCATAAATGCCAAATAATTGAGGGCGACATGAGTTTTATTTATAATTTTAATTACACTTTGCAAGGTTTCGAAATTGTACTCTTTAAACAAAATAAAATACTACCGACTCCCGCAGGAATTACTTACGATGTTAATTGGGTTGCATAATGAAAAATTATAATTTAACCAGAAAAGACTGGACAGACATAGGCAAATCGCTTGGAATAGATACTAAAACTAAAAAATTAACAATTCCTCAAGATTTCCCAAGTGTGCTAGTGGGTGATAAGTGGACTCCAGCGAGACAAGTAATGAAAGATAACGGATTTATTGCTGACGCAGTACCAGTAATGAGCAACGTTAATATTAATCAAATTAATTCGCTTGCTATTGATAATGTATTTTTAGGTTGGGGCGAATTATCATTACTTCAACAAAATACTATTATACAAAATATTTGCGCTATCTTCGCTGAAAGCATGACCGAGAAATGGATAAATTTTACCACCAAAGATATTGCAAAGCAAGAGAAAATAAAACAGCTTGAAGAGCATATTAAGAAGTTTAAACTTAAAGATAAAATGGGTGTATTGATTTATAAGTCGATACTGCTTGGTACAATGTACATTAGTCCTAAAATCAAAGGTGATGAGGAAGATTTACAAAAGGAATTAATCCTTGATGGCAGCAAGATAGAAAAAGGTAGCTTAGAAGAATTATACTTAATTGAACCGACCTGGGTTGTTCCGTTAGAATTTAACATGAGGCAGCCTCGCGCTAAAAATTTCTATAAGCCACAATCCTACGTGGTATTCGGTGAGACATTACACGCGTCGCGCATGACTAGATTTATAATGATAGAGCCAGTTAATTTACTATCACCGATGTACCTATTTGGCGGTATTCCTCCAATTCAATTGTGGTTACCGTATATTTTGGATTTTTTAAATACTAAAAAACAAGTGGTACAAATTATATCTAGGTTTAATTTGAATGTTGTTAAAACCAATATGAATACGCTTCATGGTACTGATGGGTTTTCAAAAGCAAACACACAAGCAGGCAAACTAAAGGGACGCGCTGAGGCATTTAACGCATTGCGCAACAACTTTGGTGTTTTGTTTTTAGATGCTACGGAAGAATTTATACAAATACAAATTCCATTGAACGGCTTAACTGATGTACTACAGCAACAAGCCGAATTTTTATCATTGTTTACCCGATTGCCTATTAGTAAATTATTCGGTCAAGCACCGCGGGGCATGAATGCAACAGGCGAATATGATGCCAACCAATTTAACGAGCTAATCCACACTTTGCAAGAAAGCAAGTTGCGTCCAGATTTAGATTATTGCATTAAAGTACTCCAATTAGATTTATGGGGTGAAATTGACGAAGAGATAAGTTTTGATTTTGTGCCACTTGGCGAATTAAACGAAACCACACAATCGCAACTTAAAAATGACAAAGTTAATCGGCTAACTCAGTTAACTAGCTCTGGGATTTTAGCGCCAAATTCGGTTAAAGATTTAATTATGCAAGACCCAGAATTAGAACTTCACAATTACGACGATAGCCAAGAACCGACAGAAGAAGAACTATTTAACGATGAAAACTAGTATTTATACTGAAAAATATAGTCCTGCAATTGCAGACCAATATTATAGAGATGTCCGGGCTTTAATTTACAAATATTACAAAAACGTTAGCGAGCAAGCAGTTGAAGCTTTTTTATCCACGGGTGATTTTGCGATGTTAACTGCAACTGAGCTATTAGCTAGAAGCGGTATAACTGAAGTGCAGCTAAACAAACGAATTAATGATATTACTACTAGATTTACTTTAGACGTAGAAAATCAAATTAATGGCGACTTGAGGGCTGCATACGCGGTAATAAAAAGACCAATACCCAAAGAGGTAATTTATACCGGATATAGCAAAGCGAGTAAAAATTTAATTAGTCAACAAACCCAAAAAATAAAAGGATTACTTGATTATCAATATACTAAGATTAACGAGGCAGTACAATTAGTAATAACCGAAAATAAAGGCGTAAGCTATTTAAAAAAACAGTTAAACGAAGCAGGTATTTATAGAGAAAAAAGAATTAAGTTAATTACACATAACCAATTAAACTACGCTACTAATATTATCAATATTAATAAAGCTGATGAACTTGGGTTAGAAGATGCCACATGGCGCCACCCACCCAAGTCATTTTATAAAACGCATGGTCGACCATCTCATATTAAAGCAGATGGCAAGCGATTTAAACTTAGTCGTGGTTGCAAGATAGATGGCGAGTTTATTTACCCTGGGCAATTACCCAATTGTAAGTGCTTTTATCAGTTAGAAATTAAAGGAATGTAACATGCAAAGATACGAAATAATAAACCAATTCATTACGTTTGAGGGTGATAAGTTAGCACAAATTAGGGCGCTAATTGATTTTGTTAACCCTGTATGGGGTAAAATCAAAGCTGGTACATTGGGTGGGTTTATTCGTTCAAGTGAAAACCTATCCCAAAATGGTACAGCTTGGGTATGTTACAGTTGTGATATAATTAAAACCACACCAAGGGTATTATACGGTTTGGTTGCTGATAATGCGGTAGTGGGCGGTAATGCAATAGTGCGAGTAAATGCTAAAATAGCTGATAATGCCCAAGTGTTAGAAAATGCCACCATTAATGGGGAAGCTATTATCAGAGGCAATGCAATTGTTAAGGGTATGACAATGATTGGTGGGCTAATTACAATTAAAACTGGGGTGTATGATGGTAATATCTCAATTTCACAATCTGGCATAATATCATGATAACATTTGATTACGATCAATTTGTAGCTGAATACCCAGAATTTGTTGGGTACTCAACTAAACAAAATGTTACCAATGTATTTAACATGCAGGCTACAGTAATGGCGCAACCTATTAGTGCATGTTTTGAGGATGAGGACGAACAATATTATTGGATATGCTTGGTTTTAGCGCATATTCTTACACGTAGGCAATTAGGACTGTCCGGAAGAATATCAAACGTTAGCCAAGGCAGTGAAAGTGCTACATTTGATATGGACGCACCAGCTTGGGCGCAGTATTGGAATGCTACTGTATACGGACAAGATGTATACCAAACTATACAAACATACTTGGCGGGTGGACATTACGTATCTAATGGAGAAGAGCCATATTTGGGTAATGCAATGAACGGGGCATTTGCAACCGGATTTTATCAATGAGTTTGCCCCACGAATTACAGAAAAAGTTTGATAAATTAGAAATTAAAATCAAGAATTTATCAAAACAAAATTATACTGTAAGTGTGGGGTGGTTTAATGCTGAAATGGCAAAGATAGCAAAGATACAAGAATACGGCGCACATATTAACGTAACTCAAAAAATGAGGATTTTTATGTTGAAAACTTATGGAATTAATTTGTTTGGTAAAGATACCATTACAATACCGCCTCGCCCGCATATGCAAGAGACAAAAAATAAGTTTATTGATTCATGGAAGAAAAAATTAGCAACATTATTAAAACGCAATAACTACGATTTAGAAAAATCACTCAGCACTTTGAGTTTAATTATGGTACAAGATTATAAAAGTGTATTTGCTGATGCCAAGTTTAAAGACTTATCATCAGCAACTTTGCACATTAGGCAAATTAAAAATATAGGCGGAACACAGCCTTTAGTTGCAAGCGGTGAAATGCAACGGCAGATTGATGGCAAGGTGTTTAAGCGATGACAAGACAAGTAAATTTACAACTTGGCAAGATTGTACAATATAGCGGATTACAAGCAACAAA